AGGGAGGTACATCATGGAACGACTGATTCGGCTCAACGAGGTGCAGTACGCCGCCACTGAGGCGCAGGCAGAACGCCTAAAGGAGCAGGGCTTTCGCGTGGAGGCTCTGCCCGAAGAAGCCCCCGTAACGAGTGCTGCCGATGAGGACGGCGACAAGAACCCCTCCGATGGTGACAAGAAGGGCGGCAAGTAATGCTTGCCGATGTGCGGATGCTGATTAAGGCATCCGTCGGCTACGAGGTGCAGGATATTGACCTGCCCGTCCTCTCGTATATCTACAGCGACGTTGCGCAGCACATCAAGAATGACTGCAACGTGGCGGAGATCCCCGAGGGGCTACGGGCGGTACTCGACGAACTGACGGCGGGCAAATTCCTCGCCCTGCAAAAGGACGTGATTTTCGCTGCGGACGGGCTTGACGTCGTAAAGTCCATCCGCGAAGGGGATACGACCGTTGAGATCGGCGGGACAACGCCCGAACAGCGGTATGATGCGCTCGTGCAGGTGCTTACAAGGGAGCGTGATCTCTCATGTTACCGAAAATTTCGCTGGTAAAGCGCGCGGTAGAGCATCTCTATGACGGCAGAATGACCGTTGAGGAGGCGCGCAAGGAGAGGAACGCGAAGAACATCACCGCGCTCGTTTGGTCGGCAGCCGCGCAGGATGTGCCCTGCCGTGTCAGCTATAAGACTATCACCCCTGCGGGACGGTCAGACACGGTGGACAACATCGCACAGACGATCACGCTCTTTACCGCGCCTGATATTGACATCAAGCCCGGCAGTCGTATCGTTGTTACGCAGCGCGGGCGCACGATGCGTTTTTCCTGCGCAGGCATCCCTGCGGTCTACGAATCGCATCAAGAGATTCCACTGACGCGGTGGGAGGAGCATCCATAATGGCAAAGATCGACACACGCGAGCTGAAAGCATTTCAAGCGAAGCTGAAGCAAGTCGCGACACCTGCAGAGCGTCAGCGGTTCTACGAGGACTGCCTCGGCGAGCTTACAGCGCGTTTCCTGCGTAAGGTCGTCAAGCGCACGCCCGTCGGGAAAACCACTTATGAGCCGATCAGGGAAAAGGACGGCAGTCTGGCAACGTATCGGCGCGGAAAGCGCAAAGGCGAAGTGAAGCTTCGGCGCCTCTCAGGCGGCGGGACACTGCGGCGCGGGTGGTCAATGCTGCTCAAGGGCAAGATTCGCGTGCAGAGGATCGGCAATACCTATCAGGTTGAGCTTGTCAATAACACCGAGTATGCCTCCTATGTCGAATACGGGCATCGGCAGACACCGGGGCGGTATGTGCCCGCCATCGGTAAACGCCTTAAGGCGGCATGGGTGGAGGGACAATTTCCAATGACCCTCTCTGCCCGCGAGGTGGAGAGTGCGGCACCTGCGATTCTGGCGCGAAAGATTCAGCGGTATTTTGAGGAGAGAATCCATGGGAAATGACATTGTGGACGGGATCGCCGTTCGCCTTGGCGAGCTGTTTCCCAACGTAGAAGTACATCGAGATGAAATCGGGCAGGGTTTTGAAGAACCTTGCTTTTTCATTTTGCCGCTTCGCGTGGCGCAGGAGGCAAAGCTTGGCAACCGCTACTATCGGCGGCACAGCTTTGACGTACATTATTTCCCACGCACAGAGGGCGCCTCCGAGGAGATGCAGGAGGTCACGGATATGCTTCTCATGGGGCTCGAATACATCCTTATGGGGGACGACCTCATCCGTGCATCCCGCACGGAGGCAGAGATACATGACGGCGTGCTTCACTTCATGGTGGACTATGACGTGTTCGTCCTCCGTGAGCGTGAGAAAGTCCCGCCGATGGAGACGTTGACGCAGCGTCAGCGCGTGAAAGGATGATGAATGTATGGACGAAGAGAAAGCAGTGCAGAAGGAGGCACGCTATACGCGTGAGGCGCTTGCGGCATCGACGAAGTATCGCCCGTGCTGCGACGCGCTCATGATCCTCCTTGAAGAGGGGAAGGAATACACCTTCGCCGAGGTTGATCAGATGGTGGAGGAGTTTAACGGCAGGACTGTCACAGAGGCGACGGTCGGGAAGGAGTGATTTTATGGCACTGGGCGGCGGTACTTGGCTGTTTCAAAATAAGAAACTGCCTGGGACGTATATCAATTTTGTGTCGCGCGTGCGGGCATCGACGGACATCGCGGATCGCGGCTATGCAACGATGCCCCTTGAGCTGGACTGGGGACCCGTTGGCAGCGTGTTTGCCGTGACGGCAGAGGACTTTCAGGAGCGCAGCCTTTCGATCTTCGGCTATGCGTATACCGCGCCGGAGCTCAAATCCCTGCGTGATCTCTTCCTCAACCTCAAGACGGGGTACTTCTATCGCCTCGACAACGGCGCGACGGCGGCATCCTGCGCACTGGCGAAGGCAAAGTATCCGGGCAAGCGCGGGAATGACATCACGGTGTCCGTAGCGGCAAACGTCGACAACGCGGGCGCATTTGACGTGACGACCTATATGATCGTTGACGGCTCGCCCGCAAAGGTGGATGAGCAAAAGAACGTCAAGGCATGGGCGGATGTTGCGGATAACGACTATGTGACATGGACGCGTACGGGGAATCTCGAAGCGAAGGCGGGCGAGAAGCTGACGGGCGGCACAAATGGTGCTACGATTACTGGTCTCCAGTATCAGAGCTATCTTGACGCCATCGAGCCTTATTATTTCAACATCATGGGCTATGCGGGCTCGGATGCGACGATCCAGCAGCTTCTCATTCAGTTTACGAGGCGGATGCGTGAGGCAACGGGCGCAAAGTTCCAGCTCGTCATCCACGGACGCGAAAATGTTGACTATGAGGGCGTGATCTCGCTCAAGAACGCCGTACGCGACGAGGGCGCACAGCCGGGCGCAGCGGTCTACTGGCTCGTTGGTGCAGAGGCAAGCTGCGCGGTCAACGCATCGTGTACGAACAAGACCTATGACGGCGAGTACAAGATCAACACGAAGTACAGTCAGACGGAACTTGAGAGGGCGATGGTCTCCGGCATGATGATGTTCCATAACGTCGCGGATTCGGTCTCGGGGGATGTGGTCGGCAAGACAAACATCCTCAGCGACATCAATACGTTCACGAGCTTCTCGAAGAAGAAGAACGAGGACTTCTCGCTGAATCAGGTCATCCGTGTCCTCGATCAGATCGCCATTGACGTGGCACGGCTCTTTAACAAGACCTACCTCGGCAAGGAGCAGAACGATGAGGACGGGCGCACGGCACTTTGGGGCGATATCGTTGCACTCCACAAGGAGTATCAGCGCGTGCGTGCCATTCAGAATTTCGACCCGAAGGATGTCCCAATTCCGACGCAGGGCGAGAAGAAGACGGACGTGCTTATGAACTACTCCGTGCAGCCGACGTGCTGTATGGAACGCCTCTATATGACCATCGAGGTAGTGTAAGGAAAGGAGTGAAACACTATGGCACTGAGTGCGATCCGCACGATGCACGCGAAGGATGTCATCTCGGCAAAGCTCGCGTCTGCGTACGTGTCTGTCAAAGGAGAGCGCTTCCTGCTCTTCCAGGCGAAAAAGCTTGAGGCAAAGCTCGAGAAGAAGAAAGAGGAGGTCGCCATCCTCGGGCGCATGGCAAAGGGGCACAAGGCAACGAGCGTCAATGGCACGGGGAGCATGACGATCTACAAGAACACGCCGCTCTTTGACAGGATGCTTCTGGAATTTAAGTCCACGGGCAAGGATACCTATTTTGACCTGCAGATCACAAACGAGGATCCAACCTCAGAGGCAGGGCGGCAGGTGACCATCCTCAAGGACTGCAACATTGACAGTGGCATTATTGCCGCGTTTGACGCTGACGGCGAATGGCTCGAGCAGGACGTAGACTTTACCTTTGAGGACGTGGAGCAGCCGACGCAGTTCAAGATGCTCGACGGGATGCAGTAAAGGAGAAACAGAATGGAAAATATGACACTGACAGGATTTCTTTCCGAAAACGCGATCAAGCCCGCGTGCGTGGAGTTCGTGGCATCGAAACGGTTCAAGGGAGCAAACGGCGAGCCAATCGCATGGCAGATCACGCCGATCTCCAACGACGAGAACAAGGCAATCGCTGACCGCAATCGCAAGAAGTCGTTCGTCCCTGGCACACGCGAGACACAGGTGCATCTCGATCAGGATCAGTACGTGAATGACCTCATCTGTGCGTGTGTGACCTATCCGAACCTCAACAGTGAGGAGCTGCAGAACTCCTACAATGCTGTCGGAGCTGGTGAGCTCGTACGGCTTATGCTGACGCCGGGCGAGTACAGTGACCTCTTTCAGGCGGTCATGCAGGCGAACAACTTTGAGGCGGGCATGGATGAGAAGATCAAAGCCGTAAAAAACTAATTAAGGGGGGCGAGTTCTATGCCAACATGGCATATTTCGCGCTCCTGAAATTTCATATCTTGCCGCACGTTCTGTTCTCCTTGTCGGAGAATGAGCGTGCCTTTGTATTTGCGGCGATCTCTCTGAAGATGAAGGCAGACAAGAAGGCGATGGATGAGGCAAGACGAAAAATTTGACGCGGACGGGAATTTATCCTATAATAGGCATAGAAAAGGTGCTATCGTGTAAACGGTCAGCCCCGGTAGAATGATTGGGTTAAAGAACTCCCGCCTAAACTTGCTAGGGCTAGGCGGGTTTTCTTATGCTTTGATGGCGACGAGGATAAACAGCGTCACTAGGAGCAACGCGAGTAAATCGTTGATCGTCAAGGGCATCGCCCCCTTTCAGGGGCTCAGAATCGACCGCCTACCGTATAGATAGCACCTGTCAGCATTATATCATAAAAGGACAGCGCGGTGCTGTCTTTTTGTTTGCAGGAAGCCACTCCTTTTCGTCGAATTACTATAGTATCAATGAGAGGAGTGACGATGATGGGTAAGTTCTGTACCAACTGCGGCACTGAGGTGACGGGCAAGTTTTGTGCAAACTGCGGGCATCCTGTCGGTGAGGTATCTGACAAAGCTCCTGCACCTGTGCCACAAGAGACGCTGAACGGCGTTACATTTGACCCTGTGCCGATATTTGCGGCGCATAAGGGGCGCAGCGGTCAGATTGATTTGATCAAAGACCTCGCTCATGCTACAGGAGCAAGCATTTCGGCGGCGAAAGCTTTTGCAGACGCGCATTATGCTGACAGTGCATTTATGCAGGAGGTCGAGGCTTATGTTCCCCCACCGATGAAATGTCCTTTCTGCAACTCGACAAATATTCAAGTCCAACAGAGTGGATACAAATTCGGTCGAGGGCTTGTAGGAACTGTCCTGTTTGGTGTCTTAGGGGCATTTGCAGGTGGCATAGGTGCGAAATCTGTGACTTGTCTTTGCGCTAACTGCGGTAAAAGTTTTTCGCCACCAAAGCGCTAGGATTACACACAAAAAAGAACCGCTTCGTCTGTGCGAGGCGGTTTTCTTATGCAAATTTTTAACTGAAAGGAGTGGACGTATGGCTACGATCAAGCAAGCATTTGAACTCTTAGACGGTGTATCACCCGTGCTGGATAAGATTTCTCGCACGATGGATAAGACCATCGGCAAATTTGACCGCACGGCGAAAGCTGCGTCCGGCATGGAAACGGCGGCAGAGATCGGCGCAAATGGGATCCGCAGCGCGGCAGAACGCTCGGCATCGCCAATTCAGCTGCTCGGCGGACTTGTCACGGGGCTGAATCAAAAGCTGCGCAGTGCAGGAAACGGCGCGTTTGAAAAGATCAAATCGGGGCTGTCGGGCATGGCGGGGCAGTTTGCACTTGCGACCGTTGCGGCGAGTGCCTTTATGTCCGCACTCAGCTATATCTCGGGGCTTCCTGATCGGCTGACGCGGGCAAGTGACGCCTATGCGGGGATACAGGCACGTCTGCGCATGGTAGCGGGCGGCGCACAGCAGGCGGCAGAGCTCAACGATCTCATCTACGCCTCAGCGCAGCGGGCACGCGGCAGCTATGAGGAGATGGCAGATTCCGTCTCCAAGATTGCCATGACGGCGAAGAAGGCATTCCCCGATGCGCATGATGTTGTTCCATTCATGGAGGGCATCCAGAAGCTCTTTGTCATCGGCGGCACGGGGGTAGAGCAGCAGAAAGACGCCATGCTTCAGCTGACACAGGCACTTGGCTCGGGCAAGCTGCAGGGCGACGAATTCCGCTCTATCGCGGAAGCCGCGCCGCTCATTGAGCAGATGGTCGCAAAGTACATGCAGATTGACCCCGGACAGCTCAAGGCAATCTCGAGCGAGGGGAAGATCACCGCTGACATCCTAAAGAATTCGATCCTCACGAACCTCGACCTCATCAATGATCAGTTCGGTGCGATGGGGCGCACGTGGGAACAGAATATGCAGGTCATAAAGAATGCGGGGCTTCGTGCTTTTACACCTGTGCTGACGGAGATCAATCGTCTTGCCAATACAGAGGGGGCACAGCGGTTCGCTAATGCCATTGTCTGGGGGCTTGGTGTTGCGGCAGCGGCGATCTTTGGCATCATCAACAATGTCGAATGGCTCGGCAATGTGATTTCAGAGCATGGGGCTCAGATTGAGCCAATTCTTATGGGGCTCGGTATTGCTTTTCTCACGCTTGGCATATCGGCAGCGGCATCTGGCTCAATGGCAGCACTCGGCGCAATGGAGCATGCGGCAGCGTCTGCCATTGAAACGGCGCAGATAATCGCTCTGATTGCCGCACAGGAAGGGCTGAACGCCGCGCTATATGCGTGCCCGCTGTCGTGGATTCTCGGGATTATCGTGGCGGTTGTTGTAGTGTTCTATGCGGCAGTCGCGGCGGTCAATTATTTTGCAGGTACGAGCATATCTGCGACGGGCATCATCTTTGCCGTGTTCGCGTGGCTCTTCACGCAGATTGCGAATTTCGTCAAGATGCAGACGAACATCTTCATCGCGTTCGCTAACTTCCTTGGCAGTGTGTTTCAAGATCCACTTGGGGCGATCTATAACCTCTTTGTTGACATTTGGAACGGCGTGACGGAGTATGTCGGCGCGGCGGTCAACGGGATTATCGACATGATTAACATGATTCCTGGCATGGACAAGATTCGCGTCTTTGACCACGTGGAGACACCGACATTTGAGCGCAAGGAGATTGCAAACGCCGCATTTCACATCGACCCGTTTGCCTACGGCGATGCGACGTATAACGCAGGGCAAGCGTACGACTTCGGCGCCAATATGCACCTGCCGGGGCTTCCTGAGGGGCTGACACCTGACGCGTCGGGATATACTCCTGCGAGCGGCACACCGTTTGACCCGACGGGCGACATCGGCAAAGCGGGCAAGGAGACGGCAGACAATACGGGCGCCATCAAGGACGCGATGGAGATCACAGAGGAGGATCTGAAATATCTGCGCGAGGCGGCGGAGCAGGAGGCGATCAACAAGTATACGACGGCGACGGTGCAAATCGACATGGGCGGCGTGAGCAACAATATCGCGAGCGGCGTTGATGTGGACGGAATGATGACCTATATGAATGACAGCCTCATTCAGGCGATGGCGGCGGGCGCGGAGGGGGTGCATCCGACATGAGTTATTACTTCTTCGTCGGCGACACGATGCTCCCCGTGCCGCCCGCAAAGATGTCCATCAAGATCAAGGGGAAGAACAAGACCATCAACCTCATCAACGAGGGAGAGGTCAACATCATCAAAAAGCCCGGGCTGACGGAGATTGCCTTTGATGCGCGTCTGCCGAACCGTCCCTATCCGTATGCGGATTACGACACATCGCTCACGGATTCGCTTGCAGGGATGCTCTTCGGCAGCAGCTTCAGCTTCAAAAAGGCGTCGCATTTCCTCTCGGCATTTAAGAAGGCGAAGGAAACGCAGTACCCGATGCAGCTCATCATCTGCCGCATGTCGGGGGCGTTCTCCATGCTCTTTGACACGAATATGCTTGTGACGCTTGAGGATTACAGCATCAACGAGGACGCAAAGGACGGGCTCGACGTGACGTGCCCGCTGAAATTCAAACAATATCGCCCCTATGGGACGAAAGAATGCGAGGTGACGAAGGATGAGAACGGCGTTGAACATTTGACGGTGAAAGAGACGCGCCCTGCCATTGGGCGGACGATTCCGACGGCGTACAAAGTGCGTAATGAAAAATCCATCTGGGAGGTTGCAAAAGGAATATCGAACGGCGGTATCGACTGGCGCGACATCATGAGTAGCAATGGGATCTCGAATCCTGTTGCGGGGCTTCCTGCAGGGGCGGTGATGCACATTGGCTGATTTTGTCTCGGGAGACAAGCCGTCTCTCGGTGCTGCTACTCCCAAAAATGCCAAACAGCTCCAGCTCATCATCCACAACAAGGAGACGGATAAGTATTACTGGCCTGCGGTGCTCGATGATGTGTGCTGGGAGACGTGCTGGAAAGGGCAGCCGGGAAAGCTCACGTTCAAGATCGTCAAGGACGAGGCACTCGATTTCCACGAGGGCGATGTTGTGCAGGCGAACTATGGCGGCGTGAATTTCTTCTACGGCTATATATTCGCACAGAAGTACAGCAAGGACAACGTGATTGATGTGACCGCCTACGACCAGATGCGCTATCTCAAAAACAAAGACACCTATAATTTCGTCAACCTAACAGCGGGCGAGGAGATCAAGCGCATCGCGGAGGACTTCCAGCTGACCGTCGGCGAGCTGGTCGATACGGGCTACACCATTCCGAAGTTTCGCGGGGCGAACAAGACACTCATGGACATTATGCAGTCACTCCTTGACATGACCACGGAGAACACGGGGCGGCTCTATGTGCTCTATGACGATTTTGGCAAGCTCACCGTCAAGGACTTGGAGGCGATGAAGATTGACCTCCTGATCGACGCGGAGACGGCCGAAGATTTCGCGTATGAGACGTCGATTGACAAGGACACGTACAACTGCATCAAGCTCTACTATGACAACAAGGACACGGGCAAACGCGATGTGTGGATGGCGGTCAACAGCGCGGATATCAAGCGTTGGGGCGTGCTGCAGCTGACCGAATCCGTGAATCCGCAGAAGGCGATGAACTTCGGGCAGATGGCAGATACAAAGCTCAAGATGTACGACCGCGTAAAGCGTACGCTCACCATCAAGAACGCGTTCGGTGATCTGCGCGTGCGCGGCGGCTTGATGCTCTACATCAATCTGCGGCTCGGCGATCAGACGCTGACGAAGCGCATCATCGTCGAGAATGTGAAACACACGCTGACGCAGGGGCATCATACGATGGATTTGACGGTGAAAGGAGATGTGATTACGGGATGAGCGCGCAGCTGTTACAGACGATGCAACGGCTTGTCCAGCAGACGCAGGGAAGCAGCGATCTTTCGGACTGGTGCCTCGGCGAGGTGATCGGCGTCGCACCGCTGACGATCCGCATTGAGGGCAAGGACGAAGTGACGGAGGAATTTCTCGAGCTGACCGACGCCGTGCGCGACTATGACGTGGACATCACCGTCAGCCACACGACGGAGAATCGCGGCGGCGGCAGCGGCTATGCTGAGTTTCAGAGCCATAACCACGATTACAAGGGGCGCAAGAAAATCACCGTGCACAACGGCCTGCATGTCGGTGAGACGGTGATTCTCCTGCGGCAGTCGGGCGGGCAAGGCTTTGTCGTCCTCTCGCGCAACCGCGACCATACGAATCTTTCGGGACAATGGGGGTGATACGATGGCACTGCTTCCCGACACGAGCACGTCAAGTCTCGGCGAGACACTCGCAGGCGCTGATCTGCAGCCGAATACGACGTACCGGATGCAAATCGAAGAGGAGCGGATCCAAGGCGCACTCACGGAACGCCTCGCGGCGGTCGAACAGGCGGCGTATAAAATCCTCAATACGGAGCGATATGAATATGTTATCTATAGCTGGAACTACGGCGTGGAGCTCGCCGATCTTTTCGGCAAGCCCATCCCGTATGTCCTCTCGGAGATTCCTCGCCGCATCCGTGAGGCATTGGTGCAGGATGACCGCATCAATGATGTGACGGATTTTGACATCCGCTATGTGCGCAGTAATGCGCAGGGGCGGCGCGGTGATGTGCTCGCACGTTTTAGGGTGCGGAGCATCTACGGGGACATCGCCATGGCGAAGGGGGTGAGCATCTAATGTACGAAAAAGAGACACAAGAGGCGATCCTTGCGCGAATGCTGAAGAATGTCCCGCACGACGTGGATAAGCGCGAAGGAAGTATTATCTTTGACGCGGCGGCACCTGCATCGATTGAGTTCATGCTGCTCTATGCGGAGCTGGATTATTTCCTGAAGAACACCTTCGGCGACACGGCAGAGCGGACATATCTTATCCAGCGTGCACGCGAGCGCGGGCTAAAGCCGAAGGAGGCGACATCTGCCGTCGTAAAGGGGGCGTTTACCCCGCCGATGCTGAATATCCCACTTGGTACGCGTTACTCATGCGGAGCGGTGAACTATGCCGTAACGGAAAAGCTGACGAGCGGAGAATACCTGCTGACCTGTGAGACGGTCGGAACAGCAGGGAATCTTCCTGCGGGGCGGCTTGTGCCGATTGACTACGTCGAGGGATTACAGACGGCAGATCTTGTCGAGATTACGATTCCGGGCGAGCCCGAGGAGGAGACGGAGCATTTCCGCGCGCGTTATCTGGCGAGCTTTGACAGTCAGGCATACGGCGGCAATATCGCCGACTATCGGCAGAAGGTAAACGCGATCCAGTGAGCGGTCGAGATGAAGAGATTCGACGCACTATGCAGATTTTAAGTCGCCGCACTAAAAACAATCCCGTTCTCATCGGTGAGCCGGGAGTTGGCAAAACCGCAATTGTTGAGGCGTTGGCGCAACGAATTGTCAAAGGCAACGTTCCCGCTTCACTGAAGGATAAGCGACTAATTTCCCTGGAAATTTCCAGTCTTCTGGCGGGCGCTAGTTTTCGTGGGCAATTTGAAGATCGATTGAAGGCTGTTCTGAAAGAAGTAGAAGATGCGGCCGGTGAGATTATTCTTTTTGTCGATGAAATTCACACCATGGTTGGCGCTGGAAAAAGCGAAGGCAGCATGGACGCGGGTAATATGTTAAAACCAGCGCTGGCTCGCGGAAAATTACACATGATTGGCGCGACAACGCTCGCTGAATATCGTCAATATGTCGAAAAAGACGCCGCCTTAGAACGAAGATTCCAGCCAGTTTACGTTGGCGAACCAAGCTTTGACGACACCGTCGCCATCTTGCGCGGATTGAAGGAAAAATACGAAATTCATCACGGAGTAAAAATCGCTGATGACGCAATCGTAGCAGCCGCCAGATTGTCCACAAGATATTTACCCGACCGATTCTTGCCAGACAAAGCAGTCGACTTGCTTGACGAGGCAACCAGCTCACTCAAAATGCAATTAGAAAGCGTGCCAATTGCGCTGGATCGATTGAACAATAGACGCTTGCAATTGGAAATCGAGGAAGCGGCGTTGAAAAAGGACAAATCCGACCACGCCAATATTCGCAAAGATGAAATCAAGGAGCAAATTGCCGAGATTCGCACCAAAGCCGAAGTGATTGATAAAAAATGGCAACACGAAAAAGACATTTTGCAAACCGTCAACACGACTACCGAAAAAATGGACAATCTGCGCTCACAATTAGAAATTGCTGAACGCGACGCAGACTTAGCCACCGCCAGCCGCATTAAGTATGGCGATTTGCCGGAGCTGGAGAAAAAATTAGCAAGCGCCCGCGAAGAACTAGCGGCAATTCCAACTCACGATCGATTACTCCGCGAAGAAGTTACGCCTGACGATATCGCCGGCGTGGTAGCGCGCTGGACCGGAATTCCGGTGGAGCGATTGATGGAAAGCGAATCCAGCAAATTGACCAAATTAGAGGAATCAATCAGCCGCCAAGTCATCGGACAAGATCGCGCCGTGGCGGCCGTGGCGAGCGCCATTCGTAGGTCACGCGCTGGACTCGGCGACGTCAATCGACCGATTGGCTCATTCCTATTCCTCGGCCCTACTGGCGTGGGAAAAACAGAAGTCGCCCGCAGTTTATGTCGTGAATTATTCGACGACGAGCACGCCATGATTCGAATTGACATGAGTGAATATATGGAACGACACGCCGTAGCCAGATTGATCGGTTCGCCTCCAGGATATGTCGGCTACGATCAAGGCGGTCAATTGACGGAAGCCGTTAGGCGACGCCCTTATAGCGTGGTTTTGTTTGACGAAATCGAAAAAGCACACCCCGACGTGTTTAACGTTCTATTGCAAGTTTTGGACGACGGTCGATTGACGGATGGACAAGGTCGAACAATTGATTTTAGTAACACTATTATAATCATGACCAGTAATGTCGGATCACAAATGATTATGGATTATAGTGGTGATGATATTAGCTCGCTCGACAATCAAATTTTAGAGACGCTTCGTGGTCATTTCCGTCCAGAATTCTTAAACCGAATTGACGACATTGTGATTTTTGACCGAATCCATCCTGAATCAATGCGTGCAATTGTTGACGTGCAATTAGAAAAAGTTGTTCGCCAAGTTAAAGATAGTCGCGACATAACGCTGGATTTTGACAATAGCGTTTGCGATATGTTGGCGCGAGATGGCTACGACCCGAGTTTCGGCGCTCGGCCACTTAAGCGCTTGATTCAAAAACGCGTGCTTGATCCCTTGGCGCTCGAACTGATCGACGGGCGAATTCACGACGGAGATACAGTAAAAGTTGCTGCCGTGGATGATCGAATTGCCTTTACGAATATCGTATAATAGATGCATGGATCAAATTCGCAGCGAGTACTTGGAAAATCATACCAGCAAAACCTATCAAGAGCGGATGAACCAGACAGCGTCATCTAAATTCGGAGCCATCGAAAAACATCTTGGTGAAAACGTTAAATTGCTTGATTTCGGTTCTGGTTTCTCGCCAGAATTCATCAAACAAGTGATGCAAACAGGAACTCACTACGTAGCCTATGATGTTTCACAAATTGTTCAATCTAGGCTTCAAGAAAATAACATTGATTTTATCACTAAAGAACAGCTTGAAAACGCCGAAGATGAATTCGACATTATCTACATGTCGAGTGTATTTCACGAATTGATGAGCTATCTATCCCGACCCGAACGCACTAAAACGTTCGCAATGCTGGATAGAGCACTCAAGCCCGACGGCACTATTATCATCCGCGATTGGGGTCCCGGCGAGGCGTCAAGCCTAGTTACGTCTATCGAAGCAGCGTCTGAAGATGTCAACGATGAAGTTTGCACATGGATCGAAGCGCTTGTTAAAAATTCAGTGATCAGCATGCCTACTATCGTTTGCGACGACAATGATAATCCTATCGCTCCGTACATCTACAAGGCAAATAGTCAAACTATTTACGAAATCATGTTTCACGCGGTTTGGGGGCTAGATTCACTTGAACGCGAATCAAAAGAATCGTACGTTATCATGAACAACCTTATTCACAAATGGATTTGCGCGCCACGCGGTTACAAAATAATACAGTCGCAGAATGAATTCGATGAAACCTATTTGCCACATTTACAAAAATACTTCAAAATCGATAGTATTCCATGGCCAACAAAGGTTATTTACGAACTAAAAAAAGATCGTAATAACACACCAGCAAACTTTATAGCACAACTACCACAATGAATTACAACGATAAGCACTACAAACTAACCATCAAATCAGCGCTTTTAGGAGTCGGCAGAATGCTTGGTTTGCCGAAATATTTCCTAATAACAATTGTCGCGACCATCGCCTTCGCCGTGGTAATTTATTTCGCAATCAACGCCAATTTTTACGGGCCGCTGATGATGTCACGTCTGCCGATTCTCGATAAAATCGCGCTGCTCGGTTCGATGATTATAGACATCTTCAAACAAAGTTTCACTTCACCAAATGGCACGCTACTTATGGTAGTATCAATTCTTCAAGGCGTATCGATCGCCGCTGTAATTTTTACAGCAAAGAATAATCGCGACAATGAAAAAACTGTATCTCGACAAGTCGGATTAAGCGGAATTGCATCAATTGCCGCAACAATTGGACTCGGCTGCGTTCCCTGCGGAACATCACTAATCTTACCAATTGTAACCCTATTTT